CAGATCGGCCCGCAAGTGGCGGTGAGCTTGGCCAGCACCGAGGGGGCGGACAGCCTAGCGGCGACCGCAGTCCCGCTGGTGAGCTTCAGCGCCGAGTTGAGCGATGGGGCCGACGTCCTGGCTGCGCAGATCAGCGGGCAGTCGGTGGCCGGGGGCTACGACGACGACAAGAAGACCAAGCGCCGCTACGTGGTCGAGCGCAACGGCAAGCTGGTGGTGTACGCCAGCCAGGCCGCAGCGCTGCGGGCGCTGGAAAAACAAGGCTCAAGCGAGCCGCCTACCGAAGAGGTGGACCTGCCTGTGGTGCAGGCCTACGCCGAGGTGGCCGGGCGCATCGAGGACTACAACGCCGCGTTCAACTCGCGGCATTTTGAACAACTGATGGCCCTCTTTGACCAGGTGCGCGCGCAGCTGGACGAGGAGGACGTGGAAATGCTTTTGCTGGCGGCCTGACATGCTCAATCGGATCTTTGTGGTGGACTCGGTCACGCTGAGCTCCACGGGCACCGCCGTGTCCAGCTACGTGCCGTGGGAACAGACCACGCGCAAGTTGCCCACCCAGGTGGTGGTCAAGGCCACCGGCCAGGGCGCCTACGTGCGCTTGAGCAACGACAACAGCGCCGCCACCAACGTGGACGTGCTGGTGCAAGGCGGTGACCACGTGGTGCTGAGCGTGCAGGGCCGGCGCTGGGTGTCGGTGCTGAGCGACGGCGCCAGCAGCACGGTGAGCGTGGGCGCGTTGTCCACGGGCGTGTCTGGGGATGCGGCCAGCTTGAGCTTGGACTTTGCGGGCACTGGAACGCTTGACCCGCGCGTCACCTTCACCCGTGCGTCCACTGGCACGTTCTTCAACTCGGCTGGTGTGCTGACCAGCGCAGCGACCAACGCCCCACGCTTCGACTACAACCCCAGCACGCTGGCGGCTCGGGGGCTGCGGATTGAGGAACAGCGAACGAACAGCATCCGCAACAACACGATGCAGGGTGCGGTGGCGGGGACGCCGGGGACGCCGCCGACGAATTGGGCTTTAACCGCAGCAGGCGGAAACATTACATCGCTTGAAACTGTTTCAGTCGGCACAGAAAACGGCATTCAATATATTGATGTAAAATATGTTTTTTCTGGTGCAGCTACTGCAAACGTGCGGCACGAGACAATTGGACAAATTGCAGCAACAAATACACAGACATGGACGGCATCAGCTTTTGTTAAGTTAGTTGGTGGTTCCACTTCAAACATTACAACAAATGTTGTTATAACTCAATACAACGCAGCTTTTGCTGGTTTAGAGGCTACATCTGTACCGTTTACGCCTTTAACCACTGCTTTAGGCACTTCACGGCCAAGCAATACAAAAGCAACTACTCAGGCAACTGTCGCGTCAGTTACATCTGCAATTTCAATTGTCGCAACCGGCGCAGCAGACATCACTCTCCGCATCGGCCTGCCGCAGTTGGAACTCGGCGCTTTTGCAACGAGCGTCATCCCCACCACCACGATGGGTCTGACCCGCAACGCCGACGAAGCGTCGGTGAATACGTTGTCGCCTTGGTTTAACGCGAGTGAGGGGACGTTGTACGGCGAAGTGTCAAGCGCAGCTCAAACAGTGGGTGGTGTATCTCGAAGAATTGCCAACATCAACGATGGCACTGAAGCCGACAGAATAACTGTTGGGTGGGCGGGAGCAATTTTAGTAGGCGCAGCGTTTGTTACTGATAACTCAGTAACGCAAGCAGGATTCAACTCGCCATCTGGCGCATACCCATTCCCCACAAAAGTTGCCTTGGCGTATAAGACCGACGACTTTCAAGCGGCAGTTAACGGCAGCGCATTTGCAGCAGATACCAGCGGTACGGTTCCGACAGTTACCCAAATGAGAATTGGGGATGTCGTGACAGGTGGCACGGGGCCGCAAAACCTTAACGGGCATGTCCGCCGCATCACCTACTACCCGCGAAGGCTCAGTCAGGCAGAACTGACCGCCATCACCACATGACCCCCGACCCCTTTGACCCATTCGATCAACTGGTAGCCGAGACGCCACCGGAGGTGCTGGCAGCGGGGCATAAGTGGGTCAAGCAACAGTTTTACGGAGACACCATGTACATCGACTACCACCTGAAATTTACCGACCAAGCCGAGGCTGACGCGGTGCTGTTCGACGAGCAGACCAACGTGCAAGACGATGTGGTCGAGACGGTGCTGGTGCCCAAGTACGCTGCTGTGGATGTCATCGGCGTGATCTGGAAGCCCACGGGCAACGTGCTGCCTGCTGAGGACGAAAGCGGCGAAGCGGTGGATGAGATGGCTCCGGTGGATGGCTGGCATGTCAACGTGCGACACACCGACGAGGCCCCGGAGTTGGAGGCTTTCCGCGTGTTCCCGGCAACCCCTAGTAGGGCTTGGGCATGACCCTGGAGCAACGCCTGTACGCCGGCGACCAAGCCCGGCAGGTGCTGGACAACGAGGCATTCGTGGCCGCCTTTGAGGCCATCGAGAAAGACATCATCGAGCAATGGACGAACAGCCCAGCAAGAGACGAGGCCGGCCGCGAAAAGCTGTGGGCCTACCTGCACCTGTTGCGGAAGGTGAAAGCGCAGCTGACCTCCACGCTGGAGACGGGCAAGCTGGCCCAGGTGGAGCTGCAGCACAAGCAGAGCCTGGTGGACCGGGCGCGTGGGTTCATTTCGCGCGTCGCGTGACCGAGCTCACCTTGAGCAGCCAGATTCGCGTGGCTTTCCACCCGGCGCCTGAAGCCGAGCTCGTGCACGGCAACTGGAACGTGCCGGTGCAGCTCGGCCCCCTGGGCTGGATGGACAGCAACGGCCAGCGCCACGAGCTGTAACGACTTCAGAGGAAGGACAACCCTCTTCGAAGAGCCACCTGCGGGTGGCTTTTTTGTTGTCTGCATGGGTCAACGCAGTGATGCGCCGCCCGAGGAGTTGAAAACATGGACAACCAGGAGACTGGATCCAACGGTGCGCTTGACGTCAACCAAGCCGTAAGCCTGTTGTCGGCCGCGATGGATGCGCCACCGCCCGACCGCGAGGCGGCTGCTGAACCTGAAGCAGCCCCGCCACAAGCCCAAGCCGAGCCCGAGCCGCAGCCCGCTGCCGAGCCGCAGGCGCAGGAGGAGGACACCACGGTCACCGTCCGAATCGACGGCAAGGACGTGGAGGTCCCGCTTTCTGAGCTGAAGAACGGCTACCAGCGCCAGGCGGACTACACGCGCAAGACGATGGAAGCCGCGGAGCAGCGCAAAGCTGCCGAGGCCCAGATCGCCCAGGCGCAACAGGAGCGGCAAGCCTACGCCGCGAACCTGCAGAGGATGCAGGCTCAACTGGAAGGCGCGCTGCAAGAGCAGCAGAAAGTGAACTGGGACGAACTGCTCCAGTCTGATCCGGTGGAGTACCTGCGCCAGCAACGCATCGCTCAAGAGCGACAAGCCACGCTGCAGCAGGTCTACGGGCAGCAGCAGCAGGTAGCGGCCCAGCAGCAGGCCCTGGCACAGCAGGCCTACGTTCGCCAGCTTGAAGCGCAGCAGCAAGACCTTCTTGCCAAGCTGCCCGACTGGAAGGACGAGGCCAAGGCCAAGGCCGAAAAGGTGGCGCTGCGCGAGTACCTGGCTGGCCAGGGCTACGAGGCAGAGGCCATCGACGGCATCGCTGACGCGCGGGCCGTGATCTTGGCGCGCAAAGCCATGCTGTACGACCAGATGGTCGGCAAGGCATCGGCCGCGGCCAAGAAGGTGAGCGCCCTGCCGCAGAAGGTGGAGCGCCCCGGCCAGGGCGACAACCCCGGCATCACGCCGCGCACCGCGGCGTACCTGAAGCTGAACAAGACGGGCAAGGTGGAAGACGCCGCCCGCGCGTTCGCAGCAATTTTGTGATCAACCACTTCTAACGCCGAGAGGCGCTGAAAGGAGGCAGCCATGGCTGCACCAACCAATACCTTCCTGACCACCGCCGCAATCGGCAACCGGGAAGACCTGACCGACATCATCTACCGCATCAGCCCGACGCAGACGCCCGTGATCAACATGGCGTCCAAGGCCAAGGCCACCAACACCCTGCACGAGTGGCAGGTGCAGGAGCTGGCTTCGGCGGTGACCAACAACGCCCAGGTTGAAGGCGACGACCTCACGGCCAAGACCGTGACCGTCACCTCGCGTCTGAACAACCGCACGCAGATCTCTGCGAAGAAGGTGGTGGTCTCGGGCACGCAGCAGGCGATGAACCCTGCCGGACGCAAGGACGAGCTGGCCTACCAGCTCAGCCTGGCGTCGCTGGAGATCAAGCGCGACATGGAGAGCAGCGCCACGCAGCTCGATGTGCTGGCGACTTCTCCGCGGCAGTCGCGTGGTCTTCGTGGCTGGGTGGTGGACAACGTCAACCGCAACGGCGGCACGCTGGCTTCCTACACCGCCAACACCGGCTACACCGCCGGCACGCAGCGCGCCTTCACCGAGGCGCAGGTCAAGGACGTCTTGCAGCAGGTCTACACGGCCGGCGGCGAGCCCGACATGATCATGCTGCCCCCGGCGGCCAAGCAGACGTTCTCTGGCTTTACCGGCAACGCCACCCGCTTCGACAAGAGCGAGGACGCGAAGCTGTACAGCTCGGTGGACTTCTACGTGAGCGACTTCGGCACGTTGCAGTGCGTGCCCAACCGCTTCATGGCCGCGCGTGACGTCTTCGTTCTGCAGTCCGACAAGCTGGCGGTCGCTTACCTGCGCCCGTTCCAGACCATCGAGCTGGCCAAGACGGGTGATGCCGAGCAGCGCGAGCTGGTGGTGGAGTGGACGCTGGAGTGCCGCGCGCCCAAGGCCCACGGCGCGGTGTACGACATCCTGTGACCCTGATGGGGCTGGCCACAAGCTGGCCCCACTCATCTGAAAGGACCAGACATGTCTGTAGACATTGCACAGCATCCCGACTCCTCGCTCGGGCTCGTGGGCAGCGCCAGCACGGGTGGCGCGGGTTTCATCCCGGTGACCATCAACTACGTGGCCACCACGCCAGACTGCACGTTTTTCGTGGCCGACCGCGCCTATGTCGTCAAAGCCATCCGTGGCCGCGTCGATGTGGCGGGCACGGGTGGTGCCTGCACGGCGCAGATCCGCAAGACTCCCACCGCCACGGCCCCGGCCAGCGGCACGGTCTTGCACTCGGGCTCGTTCAACCTGGTGGGCACCGCCAACGCCAATCAGGCGCTGACGCTGTCCACCACCGCCAGCGATCTGCTGCTGGCTGTGGGTGACGCGCTTTCCTACGACCTGACGGGCACCGCCACCTCGGCGGTGGGCTCGATCACGGTGCACCTGGCTCCGGCCTGACGCACGGCAAGCACGGGGGCCCTTCGGGGCCCCTTTTCATTTCTCCCAGCGTCGAGAGACGTCGGAGCAGCACATGGCTCAAATCTTCGGCGGAGCGTTCATCTCCGTGACGGCCAGCGGGTTTTCCGCGGCCACTGGTGCGGCTTCGGCCCGCACCGCAATCCCCAACGACTCATCCGGTCGAGCCCCCAACTACATCCGGGTGGCGGCTCGTAACGAGTGCTACGTCAAGGTGGGCGACTCCACCGTGACCGCCACCGCCAACGACGTGATGGTCCAGCCGGCGGACTCGGTGATCATGCACGTGCCCAAGGGCCTGACGCACATCGCCTACATCCAGGGCACCGCGGCGGGCAACGTCAACGTCGTCCCGCTGGACAACTCCTGATGCTGCGCACGGACATTGCCGCTGCGCCCGGGGTGGTGACCACCGTGGCGCTGCAAGACGGGGCGCTCGTCACCGGCACCACGCAGGACTGCACGCCCTACGCCGAGCGCGCCCAGGCCATGCACAACGCGGGGCAAACGGGCTCAAGCGACATGCGCCTGGCCGCGAGCATCCCCATGGTGCTGGTGGAGCGCTACCTCAACGACCACGCCATCACGCTGCAGGAGCTGGGCCGCTCACCCGAGCACCAGAAGCGCTTGCTGAACGACCCGGCGCTGGCGCATTTCCGCATCTGGAAGGGCAGGGTGTGACATGGCCATTGCCACTTACTCCGACCTGCAGACCTCGGTGGCCAACTGGCTCAAGCGGTCGGACCTGACGTCCATCATCCCGGACTTCATCACGCTGGCCGAGGCGCGCATCGCGCGAGACCTGCGCCTGCGCCGCCAGGTCACCAACACCACGCTGACCACCGTGGCCGGCACGCAGACCGTGACCCTGCCCAGCGACTTCCTGGAGATGGAAAACATCTCGCTGAGCAACACCACACCCCCTGCAGCGCTGTCGGTGGTCACGCCCGAGATCCTGGACCGCAAATACCCCAACGGTTACGCCAACGGCCAGCCGGTGGTCTACGCCATTGTGGGCAACGCGATCCAGTTTGGGCCCACGCCGGATGCCGTCTACACGGTGAGCCTGGACTACTACCAGCGCTTTGCGGCGCTGTCGACCACGCCCACCAACTGGTTGCTGACCAACCACCCCAGCGTGTACCTGTTCGCCGCTTTGGCTGAGGCCAGCGGCTACGTGTTCAACGACGAGCGCATGCCCACCTGGGAGGCTAAGTACCAGGCCGATGTGCAGGCGCTGCAGCAGGCTGACGACGCGGCGGTGCGCTCGGGTTCTGCGATGAGAGTGAGGACGCTATGACGGTTGAGACCGCGACCTACATCAACGGCCTGAACGCCACCTACCCGGCGGCCTCGGACCCCAAGAGCGAGGGTGACGACCACCTGCGCCTGATCAAGAGCACGGTCAAGGCCTCGTTTCCCAACGTGACCGGGGCGGTGTCGGCCACGCACACGGACTTGAGTGCTGCAGCCGGTGCGGCCACTACCGGAGCGTCAGGTTTTCGGGTGGCCACCCAAGCGGCCACGGACAACAGCACGTTGGCCGCCTCGACGGCTCAAGTGCAAGCCGCGATCCTGGCCTCTAGTGGGGTAACGGCCACGCTGCCTGGGCAAACCGGGAATGCAAACAAATTTTTGAAGACTGACGGCACATCGCCCAGTTGGGACACCGTTGCAGCAGACGTCCAACTTTTCACCAGTTCCGGCACCTGGACCAAGCCATCTGGCAAGACGATGGTCATGGTGGAGATTTGGGGCGCTGGCGGTGGTGGTTGCGGTGGTTGTGGTCAAACATTGGCCGGCTCCGGCAATCCTGCAGGTGGCGGCGGAGGCGGCGCTTATACCTACCGTGTATACAGGGCGGCGGATCTTGGAAGCACTGAAAACATCACCATAGGTGCTGGTGGCACTGGCGGTAGTGGTGCTGGCATTGGAAGCGGCAGTTCCGGCGCAGACGGCGGCAGCACTACTTTCAGCAGTTCAACGCTTCAATTGATTGCTTATGGTGGTGGCGGCGGACAGCAAACCTCTGGCGGGGGCGGCGGTGGCACCGCAAGTGCGGGTGTATTAGCGCAGGCTGGCGGTCCAACGATCTACAACAGTATTGGAGGTCAAATTGCCGGTCAATTTGGAGGAGCCCCTGGTGGATCAGCTACGTATGCAGGTTTAGCCAGCGGGTTTGGCGGCGCAGGCGGCGGTGGATCTGGAACC